ACGCAACCCTCGTTTCACCAGAACCCAAAGCAGCTGGAGCAAACTGAATCCCAGGAGTCCGGTTCCTCGCAGGCTGAGTAAGTTCAGAAGCTTCATCTGGAAGCGATGCTTCAGGATCAGCAGTGGAAATCGGAACAGGCAAAGGCTCGACCACAGCCGTAGGCTTTGATGTAGGCATCATCGGCGTATCCGAGATGATAGTATCTTCGCCATCGTAACCTGGATCAACGATCTGGCCGTCAAGCATTTGCGCCTCAACCTTCTCCCCATTGACTCGAAAATCTGGAATGAAGGGTGGAGGGGCCGGTGGAGGTCCATAAGTTTGAGCAGTTTTACACGATATAGGATAAGGAACATACGAACCAAGATTTCCTCCCTGGCCATAAACGCGATAGTCTACGGCAGCGGCCATCCATACATTCAAATCGACAATGTTCGAGACCGCACTGTTAGCCACAAGCGGATTGACGACTACTATAAACAAAATACCAATAGAGTTGTCGCCAACAACATTTCCATAAGAGGTTGCACCAGTATCGGTGATCGGAACATACTTCACGGGAGTATCACTACGGTAGGGTATATTAATCACGAAGTCTCGCTGTTCCTTTGACAAGTCGATCATGACACCATAACAGGCAGTCTTCTGATTAAGATCACCAGGTATAGTAATCGCTCTTCCATACAGAACACCAACAAACAATCGTCCCTGATGAAACTGCGTGGCAGATATCTGAATCAAATAGCGAAGACCTCCACTCCAATAAGTAAAGGGCATAGTCGCGTATTCGAGAGCGGTGGGCGCAACAAGATTACCGACACTAGCGCCATCCGAAGACCAGCCATGGCCCCAGTTACTCGAGCGCGGAAGAATCGGAGCAATATCAAAATATGTTATCACAGTATTCCTGGCATCGCTCACCTCCCATTCGTGCGACACTACATACGTCATCTTCATCGCGATATCTTGAATGGTTTCCTCGTTTCCTCTTGCACCAAAATGAGCGGGAATGGTAACACTGGAGGCCGCCGGGTTCTGACTAAGTTTCTGAACCCAATCAACACCACGACAGGCATTCTTATCCCCCATCGCTCGACGCACGATATAAGGCGGCTGTGACGTGTTAGCAGGTCTATCACGATTTCCGACATCATCTACTGGCTCATCCGAAGACTTCGGAAGAACCTTGGAAACTATCTTTTCACCTATCAGCGTTCCAAGTGCGATGGCAGCAGTACTAGCCATTTGAGCTTCGATTTCGTCTTCACCAACATAAAATCCGTCACGGTTAAGCTTTCCCATAACTTTCGCAGTATCTTCAACCTTATACGTCCACCGACCATGGTTACGAATACGCCACTCATTGCGCATACGAAACGTATTTGGCGTAGGTACGGGAATATGGAAAACGGTATTTGTAATTGACGACATTACCGAGATAGGAACATTTGGGGTAGAAGAAACCGCACTCCTCAACGGATTGAGAACTGCAACCGCAACTACATACGGAATGTCCATTGCGGTGGGAGCCGTAAGATAAGAATAGCCTTTCGTCAAATTGAAAGGAAGGTCCAAAACGTGGGTCCCACCCTTTGCCGCATCAAGAATCACATGCTGAACAGTAGTCATCGTAGTCAGACTCTGTGCGTGCCAGTTCTTAACAGTCTGCTGTGTAACCAGCGGGACAGCATAAGCAATAAGCTTGCCACTGGACATTCTCTGACCATCAAGCTGAAAACGAAGACTAACATCGTATCTTGCATAAGTAAAATTATCAAAGGGCGCCTGTTGAGTAGAAGTGACAAGTAAGTCAAAAGGAACAGAATAAATTGCAAGCTGATGACCAGCAGCATCTCCAGTAGCCCAAGTGAGCGTGTCAACAAGGGCATACTTCGCAACCTGCGATTCAAGACTCCACGGATGTTCATTGAGATGACGTCGCGCGAGTGGAATCTCACTGGAAACAGTCTTCGCAACTTGACGCCCAACATGCTTAACTTCATCACCTTCAATAGTTGCAAGTCCAGCAACAGCAGTTCCAGTAGCCATGATTAAAATCAAGAAGTATTCAGCGAGATATCGCTATAACATAACACTCACTAAACGTAATCATCTACATATTCTTCTACGTGTCCTTTACCAGTGTAATACTGCTCTTCGTAATACTGAAAATCATGAAGGAGCGGTCGCACACCAGCCTCGCTTAGTGCTTTCTGCATCTTCTCGCGAAGTTCGCGAAAATATTGCGGACCATAATGGTAGGCAAAACGTAAAGCATCATTACAGTTACTCACGGTCGCAGCTTGAGCATCTCGCTCGTTGGAAACTCTGACCCAATTGGTCAGTTCATAAATCGTCGTTTCATCGATTATGGCACGAATAGTACCACGACTACGTTTGAATCGACATTTCAGAAACATCGCCTCCTGAATCGTCACATAGGGAACAAGTTGTTGACTCTTCGCCGCGGGCGTCATGGTTATGCCGTATCTAGCGTACCAGGCCGCCTGTGTGACTGCGTTGTACGAATCACGATACTCGTCCGAAACCGCCATGATAACGTCGTCACCGTAATAAAAAGCGCGAACATTCTTGTGGTACTCAATAAGGTCCTTCCCAGTTATCTGCATCCACGAAATGCGATCATACAACATGTGGATGAGACAATTGAAGACAGCAGTCAACGCATGACCGCTAGGTCCTCCAGACGCACACATATACACGATATTATATAGAATGTGAATGCAGTACGGAAGTTCATTGCACGCGACCTGGCGCGCGATACCTTCGGGAGAATTGTTGTGACAGCGATACCAGTGATTAACAATTTCCGAACACGTCGCAAACAATTGTGCTGCGAGTGTTCCGTCCCACTCCCCAATATCGGCATCAATAATGTTTCCACTGAGACTCGTCAAACGTTCGTACAAACATTTCCACTGCATACTCCAGGGATCGATTCCAATACACGCCTCAGCGTCCATGCAGTTATCAGCAATGAACGCCGAAAAGGCGCCGAAGTACTTCCTCATAAAGAGCGTATAATCGACAGGTCCCATCGTAAAAACACGAACCTTTCCTGCAGCAACTTTCTTCGCACTTACGAGGTCATCTTTAAGCGTAGGGTTCCAGGCTGAAGTCACTCGCCTTCCAGCTCTGGCTTCTTCATCTCTATGAAAACACGCTTCCTCAAGTTGTCTATCCTTGAAACCGATCGGCCGCTGAGTAACGGGATCCCTCTCAAAGAAACACTCCTTTCCTCGCGTACCAACTTCTTTTCTCTGAACATAGGACCATCCGGCAGAACTATGCAAGTTAATACTCGGACAGTTCGCATACTGAGGTATACCCTCAATCGACTCCCGCCAGGTCCACACACGACGGTGTGATGCTGGCAGTGAATCGAACAATCCATTTATATCCTCAGCAGCCCTTCGCACGAGTTCAACCGGAAAAACATTGGTTCTTCTTCCGAACTTCTCAACGTTTCTGTGGACCAGTGGTTTTTCATGGTCCTCCAAACGAGGATCACTCGTTCTCAACGGAGGCGGAAATGTAACCGGCTCCCTTATCTTCCCTTGTATAACAGAGGGAATATACTTAGAAACAG